CCTGGGAGTTGCACCCAGACTCCGGCCGTGTCTCAGCCGAGTCCTAACGGTAGGGGGGCAGTAAGTGTGGCATTATTCTCTTGATGCCACTCAAGGCGGATTCAACCCAGGCGGTATGCCGGGGCCTGCCCGGTGAGGGCAGACGACGGCAGCACAGGGCGCACCTTGGGGAGCTGGACCAACTCCACCTCCTCTTGGGGGGGCGGGTTGAGCGCCATGCCTCCGAGAAGGTCCTCCAAGGTCCGGTCGACCTTGTTCCTGGCCTTCTTGAGGGCCTCCTCCTCCTCCTGCAGCAGTCGAGCGAAGACAGCATCCACCCACATGTGGGCGTACTGGATCTTCTTCTCCGCCGGGAGGTTGGAGAGGCGCAGCGCGCGCAGTTTGCTCAGGCCCACCGTGATGGTGGCGAGTTTGCGCTCGTGGAGCTCATAGACGGCCTCGACGAAAATATTGCCTGTCGAGGCCTGGCTAGCAGCCGCGTTGGCTGTGAACCACGCTAGCTGTCCGGAGTAGTTCGCGTTGGCGTCCGCTGAGCCAAGCGATGTCTCAGTGTCGTACCAGTTGCCTGGGTCAAGGCCAGAAAGGTCGCACTGATGGGCGAAATCCTCGTACAGGGCTCCGGTCATGTAGTTGCCCGAGTTCTGGCTCTGGGTCTGTGTTAGACCTCCCAGATTGCTCGTGTTGAGGATCGGGTCGGGGGAATATTGAAGAGTCACCTGCCCCGCGACAGCAGTGCCAACGAAGTGCTGGTAGTGAATCTTAAGGAACTTCAGCTTGTAACGCTGGAAGTTCGGCGCGATTGCGCTTAACCACGGATGCAACGTTGCATTCGATGGCGACACCTGGAGCGAAGTTAGGCCCAGCCACGCTCCAGCCGTGGCGGACGAAGTGCCGAGGGAGCCGACAAAGTCCACCGAGTGGACAATGAGGCCGTCCTTCTCCTGGCTCGGATAAGCCCGGAAGGAGGGTCTGAGATCATCGGTTCTCGCAAAGGCTACAGGGGCATCCCCAGCTCCGACAGTAGTTGCACCAGAGGACAAACTGATCGCCGCACGGGCATTCTTGGCCCGGGCTCTCTTGCCCGCACCTCGGCCAAGCTTCATCTTCCGAACTGCTCCGTCGGAGATTGCCTGCTTGAACCCGAAGAAGCGGGCTGCGTTCGCTCCCCCTGAGAGCAGACCCTTCACGAAGCGATTCTTGCTTCGCTGGGAGAGGTTTTGTAGGCCGCGGCTGGCCCACTTGTTCTGTCGTGCTGCCTTGAGGAGTTCGCCTCCCGCTTGGGCTGCTATTGATGCCATCGCCATGATGAATCTTGGTGTCGTTGTGGTCATTTGTATGATTAGCCCCATACAATGGGCTGCTGCTACCACGGGCCCCGGTTCCTGGGGTAGAGGTCCTTCACCGTCCCGCGCAAAGGTAACGGCTCAACGGGTCCCTAACACGCCTGATATCTTTACACAGTGCCCAGACGAAGCACTGTCCCGCCCTCCCCATCTGTGGGAAGGAGGGCACTGGGAACTCACTGACCTGACCTGGGGGGGAGATTGGTCCCTGTCTCTCCTCTATGGGCTGCCCCGTAAGTGGCGGTCAAACCGCCTAGCGGGCCTCCTGGCCCTCGTCCGCGTCACCAATCCACGGCTCCTCGTCGGGATTGCGAGCATACCGCACATGTGCACGATCCCAGTAGTTGTCGTCGACCTCGTCGCCGAACTCCTGGACCTCCCGGTAGTACTCTTCTTCGTCTATCCCCGACTCGAAGTACTCGATCTCCTCATGTGCGGCCTCCTCATACGCGTGTATGATCCCTGCCTTCGTGAAGACCACCTCACGGTAATCGCCGGCCTCCAGCCGTGCGACTCTCGATCCCTTGCGCGTGTAGGCCTTCGACCCACCTTGCGCCATCTTAAGCAGGGCCCTGGCCCGCCTGCGCGCCTCATTGAAGGCGTCCTTCACCGCCTGCGGTAGCGGGGCGATGGAATACTGCTGCGGCCCAGGGTTGACCGGGGTCGAGGGGATTGGGGCGATCCTCTGACCGTCTCCCAACTTCCCCCTCGCCTGGTCACGCACCTCCAGCGCTCGATCGTCTCGGTCGGCCCACAGGTGAGCCTCCTGCTCCGGGAAGAGCTGATCGAGCATGTCGCCCACGGTGGGTGTCGCCACCTGGACGAGGAGTTGCTTTGGCGCCTCTCCCGTCCGATTCCCACCAACAACTGTGCCGGGGGCGGAGTAGAGGGCCTTGACCCAATTCCTGTCGGGGAACTTGTCTCCGCAGGTCCACGTTACTTCCACGCCGACACCGAGGACCTGGTCGAGGTCTCTCTCGCCTGTTTCTGCACCTTCGAAGGTGGAGGCGGGCGTGGTTCCCATGACCAACTTTCGGTCATAGCAGGTTTTCACGTACTCGTACAACTCGGGGTGCGTCCATAGCGAAGTAACGCCTAACCCTCGGGCCCGCTCCATCCAGGAGCGCTGGCCCATGGTTCCCGTCATGTTTCTCTTGGGGGTGACCAGCTGAACCACACACTTGTCCAAGTCCACGTGTGGGTAGTACTGCTTTCCGATCTTCACCAGCCTCTTCCCGAGGAACTTGAAATGGTACTCGGGCTGGTCGGGCAGGAACTCTTCCCAGCCCGTGGGGCTCGCTTTGAAGCGAAGTCCTATCCGCTTGGAGACCTCCTCCTCGGCTTCGGCGAACCTCTCGAAGGGGGTTCCCCGGGCCTTGTCATAGGCTCCGCGAATGAGCGCCAGCATTGTAGACGCCCCGATTTGATCGGCTTCCGCCGTGCCCACTCCTCCCGAGTGTACCTTATCGGTTGACAGGTACACCAGAGAGCCATAGAGCACGACCAGCTGGTTCCAGATGTTAGTGAGGGCGCGGACCGCCACCTGCTGCCACCCGGGCCCATATTTATCCCTCACCACCTCTCTGAAGTGTTTCAGCATTGTAGGGTAGTGGGACCCACTCACGGACATGTCGCACTGGGCGATATCTTTGTCGCACACGAACAGTTTCCCGTCCGATGTCACGAGCACCCAGATTCCGTCATCTGAGTAACAAATGGCATAGACGCCGGGCTTCTGCGTCCGGCACCAGAGCAGCCACTCGTAGATGCGCTGGCCCCCGCCTGCATTCCAGGCGAAGCCATGCGCATTGCACGAGGCGCGATCCTCCCAGAACCCCAACAGGGCCCGCGAGTAGTTTTGCATCACAACGGAGAAGAGCATGCTCAATCCTCCATTGGAGTTGAAGTAAGGGCGGACCTTCTTGCCCAAGTCCGACATCTCGTACCTGTCGAGCTTGTTCTTGCAGACCGACACAAACTCGCCGGGGTTTTGCTTCACGTACTGATTGAAGCCCTTGCTGGCGAGTAGTTCGAAATACTGTGCTGCGTCGGCGATGAGCTCCGGCATACACATGCCCTTCTTCTTCTGACGAGGGAACCCGGCGTCCGCAGCCGGGTTGACCTTAATGGTGTCCAACGCTTCCTTGAGCGTTAAGTCCTTCAGCGCCACCACCCTAGCATGATCACTAGGCAGCTGGGCCAGCACCAACTCCTCCTCGTGGGGGAAGAGCGTGAACTGCGGCCTCCTTATGCCATCTCCAAGGTGAATTCTTGCGAACCACCCATCGAGAGGTCCGGACCCGACGAAGTGCGAGGCGACTGCGCTCCTCAAAGCTGCGTACACCTCGCTCGACAAGGGTCCTTGCATCTGCTGCAAGAGTGATATCCACTCCGAATCCTGCCCAACCAGCGTGGTCATTGGCTTGTTGGTGCAGAAGTTGGCAAGGCCCCCACCTTTCTTGTAGTGGGGGTCCTTTTCGCAGCGCTGAATGGGCTGCACCGCCTTGAGCGACTTACACGTGGCGAACCACGCTGCGATCGACGGCACGTCCGGTGCCTTGGGCATCGGGGGGACCTGCCACGGAACGACGAGAGGGCGGTCAGTTACGACTGCCGCCACCGCCGCCATCGCGGCCGCCCCTTCTGGGGTCGCCAAACCAGCAGCCGCGAGATCCGCGATCATGCTGGGTGTCATCTCGGTAGTGGGGAGATGCATTGCCACTTGCGCCTCGGTCATAGGACGACCCTTCTTGGTGGGCACACCAGCCACACCCATTTCATCGAGGAGCTTCTGAAGACGGCGTTGCAGGCCCGCCATCTCCACCTGAAGGAGTTGCTTGGCTTGAGCGTCAGCCTCCTTCGAATACTGTTTCTGGAGGGCCGCTATCTGCCCCCTCAGTTCCACCACCATCGCACGACGCGTCTCAGGCGTCTCACCACCGCTCAGTCCACCCTCGTTCTTGCTTGGCGCCTGCATAAGCGTGTAGTTGCGATCATCAACAACCGAAGTCCTATTGCTAGGACCCCGGTCCCGGATTTAACCGTCCGACAGTCGGTGACCTAGCCACCTCTCCCCTCCCCACGCATCGGCCGGGGGGGTGAACCCTCGTCCGATGGGCGGAGAGGGGTGAGGTG